TTAATTTTATATATATTTATATAACGTAAAATGTTATATTATGGAAGGATTTGACCCAAAACAAGAATCACAAGGTGTTGGTGATACAATAGCCAAAATAACTAATTTTTTTGGTATTGATAAAGTAGCAGATGCTGTAGCTAAATTAGCTGGAGCTCCAGGATGTGGTTGTAATGAACGTCGACAATATCTTAATGAGTTATTCCCTTATGATGATAAAGTACGTAAATTTAAAGTGTTAAAAGATTTCATGGGACCAGGTAATGTTAGATATTTTAAAGGATCAGTTTTGGAAATAAGTAAAAAAGACCCAGTACATCAGAATGTGATAGCATATGTAAGAGATGGGGTAATAGAAGAAATATGAAATTAGATAAATTTTTTCAATTAAAAAACGAATTAGAAACCTTTAACTTTGAGAAAAACTTTAATCCTCTAAGTAGGACATTATATTATTTCTCATTTTTAGGTAATATATTTCTAATTCTATTTAGTTATTTCTTTATTAAAGATGTAACTAATACTATCCCTGTTTTATTTACAGGACAAGGAGTATTTTTCTCTATATTCATTATTTTGTTTATGACAGGATATGAATTATTTAAGAGATTTGCTTTTGAACAATTAACCAGTACAATATTAAGAGTTAAAAAAGTTACAATTAATATTATATTAGGTACTTTAGTGACTTTATCCTTAGTAATAGGATCATTTTATTTAGGTTTAAATGGCGCTCACAGATTAATTGATAGTTCTGAGACTATTGAAATAACTACAGATCAAACTATATCAACTAAAGTAGATTCAGTGGCTAGATATTATGATAAAGAAATAGACTTTTATCGTAATCAAGTAGCTAGAACTAGAGCAGATAGAAAATATAGAGACTCAATTGTGGCTGTTTTACAAACAACTAAAGATCAAAAAATAGTAGCTATTGAATCTAAAACTGAAGGTAAATCAGCTGCTAAAGTAGAAGAATTAAAACAAAATGATTTTGCATTTGCTGTGATGGTGTTCTTCTTAGAATTAATTATATTAATTGGTGTAGCATTTAATGCTTATTATATTTGGACTTCATATGATGAAATGAAACAATTATTAACAACACCTAAATTTAAACAACTAGAATTAAATTTACGCTTGTTAAAATTATATTATCAAAACGGAAGAAAAAAAGAACAAGATCCAGTGTTAGCTAAAACTAAACTATCTGCTTTAGTATCGTCTCAAAAACTAAATTGTAATCAAACAGACATTAATAATTTTATAGCTTTATGTTCTGAACTTGAAATTACCACTGGTAATAGAAGAAAAAAAGTTTATAATATGAGTTATGAAAAAGCTAAAGGTTTATTGGAAAACCAAGAGCTTTAAGTTATATTTAAGTTATGGATAAAATATTTGTACAGATCGCTAGTTATAGGGATCCACAGTTGGTTCCTACTATTGAAGATATGCTCGCCAAAGCATCTCACCCAGAAAATTTAACATTTGGACTTTGTTGGCAATATGATGAAACAGAGGATATAACTAAATATGATAATGATCCTCGTTTTAGAGTCAGCAAACATCATTATTCAGAAAGTCAAGGTTTAGGATGGGCTAGACATATTACAAACACATTATATAATGATGAGAAATACACTTTACAAATTGATTCTCATCATCGTTTTGTAGAAGGATGGGATGATATTTGTTTAGAAGACTATAAACAAGCTAAAAAACTCTCTAAAAAACCAGTTATTACTACTTATTGTACTCCATTTGATCCAACCAAAGATGAATCAACTTGGAATCCAGTTCCATGTTTGATGTCACAATATGAGTTTAGTGGTGATAAGTTATTGATGAGTATGCCTTGGTATATTCAAGATTATAAGGAAAGAAATCATGTTATTAAAGCTAGAACAATAAGTGGTCACTTTTATTTTACATCAGGTAAATTTATTAAAGAAGTACCTTATGATCCAGATATTTATTTTGGTGGTTATACTGAAGAAACTACTTTAAGTGTTAGAGCATTTACTAATGGATATGATTTCTTTAGTCCTTGGAGAATGGTGATGTGGCATGAGTATACAAGAAATTATAGACCTAAACATTGGGATGATCATGGTAAGGAAAGCCAAACTAAAAAAACAAGTGGTGAACGAGATGTATTTGCTAGAAACAAAACACGTCAATTATTTGGTACAGAAGAATATGGTATTGACTTAGGCAAGTATAATTTAGGTAAAAAACGTTCTTTATATGAATATGAAGTGTATGGTGGTTTTGATTTTAAAAACTGTAGAATACAGGACTATACTTTAAAAGTAAAAGAACCACCAAATCCACAACCATGGATTGATCAATTTATAACTAATCAATTTAATGTTGTGTGTGAATGGGATATTGAGTTCTTTAAAAAATTTGAATCTAGAAAACCTAAATTTTTAACTTTAGGTGTACAAACAAGATCTGGATTAGAATTACATAGAAAAGATTTTACAATTGAGAATGAGCCTCAATATGTTAATCTAGAAAATAATCGTTACACAACCACTATAAACTCTATTGATAAACCAGGTAAAATAGTTATGTATCTATTTGATGAGGAAAAACAATGGAGTGAACGTTACGAAAAAAATATATGAGAATAGTTTTTACAGTTATAGGTAATAGTAGAAGAAGTAATTATTTAAATGGTGACACTCTAAGATATGGAGGTGGAGGAGGTAGTGGTACAGATACTAGTTCTATAGTAGTAGCTGAATATCTAGCATCTCAAGGACATGAAGTAATATTTGTCACTGAAGCACTTGAACCTCAATTAGAAGAAATTTACAAAAAATTAGGTAGAGTATATACACCAGGAATGAAAGTTAGAAATGTTATTTATACTAACTTAAATTTTGATGGTATTGAAAATAAAGAATTTGATATTTTAGTTAATAGTTTATGGTTTCATAAGTATAAAGAGTTACCTATTAAAGTAACTAAAGCTCTTATCTACTGGAATCATATGCAATGGGTATATGGTTTACAAGAGATTATAGATTACACTAAAGAAAATAATTTAAAACTAGGTTTTGTTAATATATCAGAATGGGAAAAAAGTATGACTCAAGGAATAGTTAACACTATTAAAAATTCTATTCCTGAGTTAAAACAAACATTAATACCTAATCCAGTGATGGATGATATTATTAATGAAGTATTAGAGTCTAATCCAATTAAAAAATCTCATAAATTTATTTTTCACGCAGCTTGGGCTAGAGGAGGCAATGTAGCTATAGAAACTGTTAGACAATTAAATTATTCAGACAGTGAATTTCATGCTTTTGATTATTTGATGGCTACCCACGCTCATCAAGATCCATTCTTTAAAATGCATAATGGAGTAGATAAAAAAACATTATTTACTCATTTAGCTGAAAGTGATTATTTTATTTATCCTCTTTATACACCATATCAAGATGTTCATAAAGATACTTTTTCATGTGTTGTAGCTGAAGCTATTGCTTTAGGAGCTATACCAATAACTTATCCATTGGGAGCATTACCTGAAAATTTTGATGGTTATTGTATTTGGTTAGATGCCCCTCCAAATAGTAGACCATTTGAGGAAATGCAAAAAGAATCACTATCAAAAGATTTAGATGGTGTTTATAAGTATACAGACCATATAGTTGAAAAAATAAAATACCTAGAAAACAATCCTCAATTAAAAGAAGAACTAAGACAAAAAGGTAAACAATATATTTTAGATAAATTTAACTCTAACAAAGTTGGTTCTATGTGGATTGACTTTATAAATCAGTTATTGAATGAATAATTATACAGATTATTATAGACGCCTACATAATGATATTAGTATACCACAAGGACATGTTAATTACTTAAAAACTATTCAATATACTCCTTCTGTTGTTTATGATATTGGATCTGCTGTTTTACATTGGACTAAAGAGGCTAAACAAATTTGGCCTAATACTAGATATATTGCTTTTGAAGCTATGACTCAAGTTGAGGAATGGTATAATGAATATGGTATTGAATATTCATTAGGTGTGTTTAGTGATGAAAACAATAAAGAAGTAATATACCATTGTAACCCAACTCTTTTAGGAGGCAATTCATACTACAAAGAAAATGAGAAATATTCTCCAGCCGCTAAAGATATATACACTAAAGAATTTGAAGAATCAAGACATACAATAACTATAGATTCAATGGTTTCACTATCTGGATTTCCACCTCCAGACTTTGTAAAAATAGATGTTCAAGGAGCTGAGTTAGATATATTAAGTGGTATGACTAACACTTTAAAAACAGTAAAACATCTTATAGTGGAATTACAACATGTTGAATATAATATAGGAGCTAAACAAGTAAATGAATCTATACCATTTATTGAATCATTAGGATTTGAATTAATGCATCAAGGAAATAATAAATATTTTCATGGTAATGGACCTGATGCTGATTATCATTTTATAAAAAAATAATATGTTTGATTATTTAATAGTTGGAGCTGGTTTTTATGGCTCTATCTGTGCTTATGAATTAAACAAACAGGGTTATAAAGTTTGTGTTATTGACTCTAGAAAACATATTGGAGGCAATTGCTATACTGAAAAAAGAGATGATATTAATATTCACATCTATGGTCCTCATATATTTCATACATCAAATGAGGAAGTATGGACTTGGATAAATCAATTTGTTTCATTTAATAATTTTAGATACTCTCCATTAGCAATTTACAAAGGTGAGTCTTATTCTTTACCTTTTAGTATGTGGACATTTAATAAACTATGGGGAGTGACTCATCCACATCAAGCTCAACTTATAATAGAGCAACAAAGTAAACATATAGGTGAACCTAAAAATTTAGAAGAACAAGCTATTAAATTAGTAGGTGTAGATGTTTATGAAAAACTAATTAAAGGTTATACAGCCAAACAATGGAAAAAATCATGTGACCAATTACCTAAAGAGATTATTAAAAGATTGCCTGTAAGATTTACTTATGATAACAATTATTTTAATGACAAATATCAAGGTATCCCAATAGGAGGATATACTCAAATATTTGAAAAATTATTATATGGGTTAGATGTAAGATTAAATGTTGATTATTTTACAGATAAAAAACATCTTCCAGAATATAAAAAACTAATTTATACAGGACCAATAGATAAATTTTATAATTATCAATTTGGAGAATTAGAGTATAAAACAACAGAATTTAAACATCAAAAGAAAAAAACAGATAATTGGCAAGGTATAGCTGTTATGAATTATACTGATGAAAATGTTCCTCACACTAGAATAATTGAACATAAACATTTTGAAGGAACAAAAACTCCAATTACTTGGATTACTAATGAATATCCAACTGAATACAAAGCTGATAAAACAGAACCAATGTATCCAGTTAATGATGAGAAAAACAATACCAAATATAATCAATATAAAACATTAGCTGATAAAGAAGAAAACATCATATTTGGTGGAAGATTAGCTGAATACAAATATTATGACATGCATCAAGTTATAGCCAGTGCTCTTAATAAAGTAAAGAGTTTGCCTGCGCTAAAATAACTTGTTATATTTAATGCATGTATCAATCCATTCATTACGATTTTAGAAGTAAAACATGTCACTTAAGAGATGATCAACAAGGTTGGTTATCATTTGAGTACACTCCCACTTATTACAAGTTAGATCCTAAAGGACAGTTTGAAACATTAGATGGTAAACGAGTATCTAAAACTTATACTTGTGATAAAAATGATCCATTAACATACTATGAAATAGATATTCCTATGGAAACTAGGGTGTTAGTGGATGCTTATAAAGATCTAGATGATGCTCCTAAATTCCACAATACAGTATTTCTAGATATTGAGTGTGAGATTGGAGGAGCATTAACAACTGATTATATCAAGTCAGCTCCAATGAAGATAACATCAATATCTTTATATGATGTTAATTTAAAAAAATACTACTGTCTAATTTTAGACGAGAAGAAACAATTGAAGCATGTTGAGGAAGAAAATAAAGAAATCATCCCTTGTAATGACGAGGCGAGCTTATTATCTAAATTTATTGATATTTGGTTGGTTTGTGATCCCACTATTATTAGTGGTTGGAATAGTGAGTTTTTTGACATACCTTATTTATACCATAGGATATGCAAAGTATTGGGTGAACAAAAAGCTAAAGAACTATCACCGTTAGGTATTATATCAGTTAAAGATTATTTTAATAAACGAGCTCAAACAACTGAATCCACAGTCACTATAACTGGTATTAACCATCTTGATTACATGTTACTTCATAAGAAGTTTATCATGAAGCAAGAGCCATCTTATAAATTAGGTGACATAGGAGAAAAATATGTTAAGTTAGGTAAAGTAGAATATGAAGGATCACTTGATAAATTGTTTAAAGAAGATGTAAATAAGTTTATTGAGTATAACTTACGTGACGTTGAAATATTAATTGAACTAGATAAAAAATTACAGTTTATTGATTTGACAACTAACATTTGTCATTTATGTCATGTACCATATGAGAACATTTATTACTCAACAGCATTAAATGAAGGTGCTATTCTAACATATCTGAAACGAAAAGACATAGTTTCACCTAATAAACCAACTACTTACAACCCAGCATTAAAAGAAGAAAATGAAGAATATGCTGGTGGTTATCTTAAAGATCCAGTACCTGGATTATATGAGTGGGTATCTGACTTAGACTTTACCTCACTATATCCATCAATTATTCGTAACTTGAATATGGGTATTGAAACATTAGTTGGTCGAATACAAAATAGAGATAAATATGATAATAAATGGGGATTAGGTGATTTAAAGGAATTAGAACCAGATACTGATATTATCATTGAAAAAGTAACACTAGACAGAAAAGTGAAGGTAAGTAGTATTAAAGCTAAGGATTTAATTGAACTAATTGAAAAAAATAAATTAATCATATCTGCTAATGGCACTTTATTTAGACGAGACAAATCAAGTATTGTAGTGGAAATATTAAATGATTGGTTTAATAAGAGAAAACAATATAAGGACCTAATGAAGGAAGCTTATAAAGTTAAAAAAGATCCAGTATTAGGTGAGTTTTATAATAAAAGACAACATGCGTTCAAAATTAAATTAAATGACGTTTATGGAGTATTTGCTCAAAATGGATGGAGATACAGTGACGGTAATTTATTTATTAGTAAAGCCATCACACTTACAGGACAACGCTTAGACCAAGAAAGTATTAATTTTGTTAATGATGAAGTCACTAAAGAATTAGGTGTTGAAAAAGATTATGTGATTACAGCTGATACAGATAGTTTGTTTTTTGAATTAAAAGACTTAATCAAGAAACGTAAACCAGATGTTAATATTAATAATAGAGAGGATGTTGTACCTGTAGCACTTGAAATAACTAAAGAGTATCAAGACAAAACAAAACCATTCCTGCAAGACTTATGTAAGTCATTATTTAATGTTGATAATGAATATTTTGAGTTAAAACAAGAGGTTGTACTTGAACGAGGTTATTTCGCTGGTAAAAGAAGATACGCTCAATTTATTGTTAATAAAGAAGGTGTACCAACTGAAGAATTAGATATTAAAGGTATGGATGTGATGAAGTCAAACATGACTCCATTGTATCGTAAGTTTGGAGAAGAAATATTACTTGATATCATGTATGGTAAAGCTAAAAAAGATATTGATAAAAAAATTATTGATTTTAAAAATACATTAGCTGCTTTACCTTATAAAAGTATAGCCAAACCAACTGGTGTTAGGAATATTAGAACATATATTGCTTCAGCTCCACCATCAGGACAAATATTTTCTAAGCTAGAGAAAAAATGTCCTATTAATACAAAGGCTGCAATTTTTACAAATGACTTATTACGATTTAAAAAATTAGATAAGAAATACCCATGTTTTACTGAGGGTAATAAAATGTTTTATATTAATTTAAAAAACAATCCATATAATATAGATGTTATAGCTATAAATGGATCTAATGATGCTCCTGAAATCATAGAATTTGTGGAGAAATATATAGACAGAGAAGCACTGTTTGATAATGTTTTGTTAAATAAATTACAAAATCTTTATAAAGATATAGGTTGGAGTTTTCCATCACTCAATACATATGTTAATAAATTTTTTAGTTTTTAGCAGCTGCTTTAATATTTATAGGAGATGATAGGAATATATAAAATAACAAATCCAAATGATAAAGTATATGTAGGCCAATCTGTTAATATAAATAATAGAAAAAGAGTTTATAAATTTTACTCTTCATATAAAAATAGTATAGGGCCTAAATTATATAATTCTCTAAACAAACATGGTTGGAATAACCATAAACATGAAATACTTGAAGAATGTTCTATAGAACAACTTAATGAAAGAGAAACATATTGGAAACAATACTACTTAGATCAAGTAGGGGGAGATTGGAGTAAAGTATTATTTTGTAATTTGCATGATCAAGGAAGTGGACCAAAAAGTGAACAGACTAAAAGAAAAATAAGTAATGGAAAAATTGGTACTAAGGGTTATCCTAAAGGTATAAAACGACCTAAAAGTTTTGGAGAAAAAATTAAAAGTGAAATTAGAAATAAAAAAATAGGAGAAGGGAACAAAGGAAAATCTAAACCTGGAGCTGGTAATAATAAACCATTGACTTTAAAACATAAACTAAATATTAGTAAATCTAGTAAAGGAAAGATTAGAAATAATATTCCTATCAATCAATATGATAGACAAGGTAATTTTATAAAAAAATGGAATAGCCAAACAGAAGCAGCTATTTCTCTTAACATAACTCAATCCTGCATAAGTGACGCTATAAGAGGAAGACAAAAAACAGCAGGTAATTATATTTGGAAACTTATTTAAAAAATATTATATTTAATATATGCAAAAACAAACATTAACATCAGTTATTGACAAATATCATCTAAATGGTATTGTTGAATCAGTTAAATGGAATATTAAAGATAAAAATATAACTGTTGACTTTATCACACCAATGAAAAATCTAGTTGGTAAAGTCACTAGTCCTAATTTTGATTTAGATGATACTGATCTAGGAATATATAATACTAGTCAATTTAATAAGTTAGTTAAAATAATGGATAATACAGTAGTTTTAGGTTTAACTAAAAGCCCATATGGTACACCACTTGAACTAACATTAGCTGATAATCAATATGATTTAAATTATTATTTATCTGACTTGATGTTGATTGAGTCAGTACCAGCTATTAATGAACCAGCTAGTTATGATGCTGAGGCAAATATTGATTCTGATTTTATTTCCAAATTTACTAATGCTAAAAAAGCATTAGGTGATGTTAAACAATTCACTATTAAAGATGAATTAAATAGTGAAAATATGAAAGATTTAGTTATTGTGATTGGTGATGGAAATGGATATGCTAATAAAATTAAATTCAAAACACCATGTGAATCAATGTTTGGTCTAAATGAATTACCATTCCCAGCTGATGTGATGATGGAATTATTAAAAGCAAATGAAGAGGCTGATAGTGGTACTATTCAAATTAGTCAGGAAGGATTAATGAAAGTATCATTTAAAGAAGAAAGTATAGAATCTGTTTATTATTTGGTTCGTCTTTCAGAACAATAGGGGATATTTATTATAGATGATAGGTATCTATAAAATAACATCTCCTGTAAATAAAGTTTATATAGGACAGTCTGTTAATATTCCTAAAAGATGGAAACAATATAGAGGAACAGAATGTAAACAACAAGTTAAATTAAATAGATCTTTTAAAAAATATGGTGTAGAAAATCATATATTTGAAATTATAGAAGAATGTACGTTAGATCAAATAAATGAGAAAGAGTTATATTGGGGTATGTTTTATAATGTTTTAGGAGAAAATGGTTTAAATTTAAGATTAGGAGAAGGTAGAGGAAAATGTAGTGATGAAACTAAATTAAGAAAAAGCATCGCTATGAAAGGAAAAAAACAAACTGAAGAACATAAACAAAAAAGATTTCAACATACTATAAACTATGGAGACAAAATAAGTTTATCTAAACAAAAACCAGTAATTAAAATTAATTTAAAAACAGGTGAAATAACTGAATATTCTTCAATAAGTGAAGCTAATTTAAGTTTAGGTAAAAGAATAAGTAATGGATCTATTGGAGATGTATGTAACGGTAAAAGAAAATTTTGTTATGGATTTGGATGGAAATGGAAAATTTGATATATTTATTAAAAATAAATTGAGATTATAGGTAGGTCTCAAGTTATGTATTAATTAACCGCCACCTTAGGGGGCACAAAATAAAATAAAATGACAAGAATTGCACATTGGGGTATTGACCCATTCGACATCGTCTGGAAAAATTTTTTCGATGCAAACAGCACATTTAACACATTTGAAAGTAAAATCAACTATCCAGTTGATATTTTAGAAACAGAAAACGGGTTACGTTTTGAACTAGCAGTAGTAGGTTTATCTGAATCTGATCTAGACATTCAAGTAGATGGAGAAACATTACGTATCTCTTATAACAAACCAGAAACAGAAGAAATCAAATCTTACCTACAAAGAGGTATTGCTAAACGTTCATTTGATTTAGCATGGAAGATAGCATCTAAATTTAACTTAACTCAGTTAAGTGCATTTTTAGATAAAGGTCTCTTAATTGTTGATATTCCTTACGCGGCTGAAAAAGCACCAAGGAAAATTGAAATTAAAATAAACAAAAAACAAATCCTTAAAGGATAACTAAAACGAGACCTACCAAAACTCAGTTATGATTTCAAGACAAGTAATTTACTTTCAGGATAAGGCTTATCTTCTAATTAGACGTATACTTGATGATCCTAAGTATACAGGTGATAATCTTGATCTAATAATGCAATGGCTTAAAGCTGATAAAGTGTTAAGAAAAGAAGGTTACTTATTTTTTCTAGATGAAATAGAAGAACTTGAAATACTTGGAGATGAGGAAAAAAATTAATATATTTAATAAAATAAAGTAATATGAGTAAATTAACACCCGTTAATGGTAATGTTATTATCAAACCTATTGAGTTTGAAGAACAAACATACGGTAATATTGTCATTCCAGATTTAGGAAAAGAAAAACCAGAAATTGGAGAAGTAATCGCTACAAGCGATACCTTTAACTGGCATACAGGACAAGATGTTCCATCTAAGTTAACACCAGGCCAAAAAGTACTTATTCCTAAAATGGGATCAGTTAAAATCACTGTAGATGGAGAAGATTATATTGTAACTAAAGAATCAGAAATTCTATCAATTTATGAGTAAAATTATAGTATATAACACAGATGCTAGACAAAAACTAGCTGACGGAGTAGATAAGTTATCTAAAGCCGTTGTCACAACATTAGGCCCATTTGGTCGTAATGTTATTATTGAAAAAGAAAATGAATTACCTCAATCAACTAAAGATGGAGTTACAGTCGCAAAATCAATTAAACTTAAAGACCCGATTGAGAACATTGGGGCTGAAATTGTTAAACAAGCTGCTATACGTTCAGCCAACACAGCTGGAGATGGTACTACCACTACTACTCTTTTGGCTAACACTATGGTTAAAGAAGGCTTAAGTAAAGTTAGAGCTGGAGCCAATGCTGTTGAGATTAAAAAAGGTATTGATAAAGCTGTTAAACAAGTAGTTAAAGCGCTTAAACAAAACAGTAAAGATATTTCATCAGAAGAACAACTAAAACAAGTAGCTACAATTTCATCTAATAATGATGAATTTACAGGTAATTTAGTAGCATCAGCGCTTGAAAAAGTAGGTCGTGATGGAGTAGTAGCTATTGAAGAAAGTAAAACAGGTGAAACAACACTTGAGGTAGTTGAGGGTATTCAGTTTGATAGAGGTTATAAATCACCTTACTTTGTTACTAACAACAGTACAATGCAAGCTGTACTTGATGACCCATATGTTTTAATTTATGATGGTAGAATTATAGCTGCTGCTGAGTTATTAAATGTACTTCAAAAAGTAAATAGTGAAAATAAATCATTATTGATTGTAGCTGAAGACATTGATGGTGAAGCATTAGCAACACTCATTGTTAATAAAATGAGAGGTATTGTTAAAGTAGTAGCTGTTAAAGCGCCTGACTTTGGTGAGCGTAGAACATTATTGTTAGAAGATTTAGCTATTGTCACTGGTGGTCAAGTTATTAGTAAAGAAAAAGGATTAAAACTTGACAAATTAAATGTAGCTCAATTATCAACTTATTTAGGCAAAGCCAGAACAGTAACAGTTGAAAAAGAAAAAACAACTGTTGTTGATGGTAAAGGTACTGAAGAAGCAATTACAGCTAGAGCTGAGGAGATCAAAATTCAAATTGATAAGGCTCAATCAATGTTTGAAAAAGAAAAATTACAAGAACGCTTAGGTAAGTTAATTGGTGGTGTAGCTATTATTAATGTAGGTGGTAATAATGAAATTGAATTAAAAGAATATAAAGATAGAGTTGAAGACGCTTTATTTGCTACTCGTGCTGCTGTTGAAGAAGGTGTATTACCAGGTGGGGGCTCAGCTTTATTATATGCTAGAGAAGCTATAAGCGAGTCAATGGATGATAGTGTTGATTTTAATATCGGTAAAAAAATTGTTTATTCAGCCTTATCTTCACCGTTTATTCAAATTTTAGATAATGCTGGTTTAAATAATCCAACTTGGTATATGTACGAGTTAGGTAAGTTAAAAGGTACTTGGTATGGTTATGATTTAAAATCAGAAACATTTGTTAATATGGAAGATGAAGGTATTTTAGATCCAACTAAAGTAACTCGTTTAGCAGTTGAAAATGCAGCAGCTGTAGCAGGTACTATATTAACAACTGAAAGTGTTATTCATGAAGAACCGTCTGAGAAGAAAAAAGATGATGATCTTGGACCTGGATTAGGATTTTAAATTAAGTAGGTTCGGGATGTTGGGGAGTCCGGTTACCCCGCCACGTTTGGGACGTGGAGAACTCGTAGGTTCGAATCCTGCCATCCCGACATAAATGCTCTGTTCGAATAAGGGTTAGTTCACCTCCCTTTCACGGAGGTAATAGGGGTTCGAATCCCCTACAGAGTACCTGAAGACGGTGCGAAAGCATTGAACGCCACGGTGTGACCATTAGCTCAGTAGGTTAGAGCAAGCCTTTAAAATAGGCCGTGCCACTGGTTCGATTCCAGTATGGTCACCTAAAGTGCCACTTGGTGTAACGGTAGCACAACAGATTTTGGTTCTGTTAGTTCTGGTTCGAATCCAGGAGTGGTAACGGAGATTTGGCAGAGTGGTTGAATGCGTCGGTCTTGAAAACCGATTTACGAGAAATCGTAACTGGGGTTCGAATCCCTGAGTCTCCGCAACTGATGGACCCTTAGCTCAGTTGGTTAGTAGCGGCACACTCATAATGTGAAGGTCATAGGTTCAAGTCCTATAGGGTCCACATCGGTCCTGTAGTTCAACGGATAGAACAGCTGCCTTCTAAGCAGCGGATACAAGTTCGATTCTTGTCGGGACTACCAAAATAATATTTTTGACCCAAAAAGAAAATATTATATTTAATTATATTAAAAAACTAACACCTGAGTGTTGAAACTGGTATACAAGGTAGACTTAAAATCTACTGGGCCGCAACGCCCGTGCGGGTTCAAGTCCCGCCTCAGGTACTAATATTTATTAACAATTAAAAAACAGGAAAATGAAAAAAGTAATGTTCGCAATCGCAGCCGTAATTATGTTCGCTGCTTGTAACAACTCAAGTGAAGGAGCCGCTACAACTGTTGACTCAACTGCTGTTGATTCTACTGTAGCTGTAGACACCACAGCTGTAGCTGTTGACACTACCGCTTCTACACCTGCTGTTGAAGCTAAGTAATTTACACTTAGTAGAAAACTTAATTGAAGCCACAATTAGTGGCTTCATTTTTAAGTTTAAGTTCTTTAATTTATGGGGGAGTCCAGGTATTGCTCCGTAATGTGAAGGTACCACTACATGCAGACGTTTGGATATGTCGTCTTTAAACAAATTTTCAACCAATAAATGACGAAATGTCAACAATGACCTTCGACGACTTAATGGCGTTCGTAGGTGCCGATTACGCTGTAGCAGCCTAATCCGCAAGGGGCAGCTGATAGCCTTGCAACAGAACAGCACTCTGGTTTTCCTAATTTCCGCTAAAAAATTAGGTGGTGGAGTCGACGTTAACCAAAATCAACGTCCCCAATTACTGATCAGCTTGCAGATCTAAGCATGTGATACACTGGTGTTATTGTTCCTTATGGATACACGGGTTCGATTCCCGTCTCCTCCACTAATTTTTAAAAGGCAACTATCATTAGTTGCTTTTTTTCTATATTTATATCCGACATAATTAAAAATAAAATAATGTATCGTATTCAACTTGATCCAGGACCTTGGGCTCAATATGTAAAAAGAGCTGATAATATTAATTTACCGCTTAATGAAGTGAGTAAAAAATATATGATGGAGTCTAATTTATATGCCACTCAATTATTTGAGGCTTTACAACAACAACAAAGTATGCAAAGTGCTGTAGCAGCGGCAGGTGCTGGACTTGGAACACCAACAATTCCTACTACTCCAGCTCCAACAGCTACACCAACACCAACTCCAACCCCTACAAGTACTCCAACCCCAACTCCATATATTCATTTCTATTCAATAAGCTCAGGATCAGCAGCTACTGGATCTGATGCTTGTCTACTTACATCTTCATTTAATGCATTTTCAATTCAAAATATCAACACATTAACTACATTATATGATGATATAACATTAACTACACTTTATGTTGGTAATGGTGGGTATTACAAAATACAAATTAATGGATCTGGAAGTGCTTATTCAGGTATAATTAATGCTACAGGATCTGTTAGTAATATAAATCCTTGCTAATATAAAATTTTAATTAAATTAAATTAGGCAACCATTAATTGGTTGCCTTTTTTCTATATTTATACATGACCTTTAATTAAAAGTATGAGACTGTTTTTAACTAGTATATTGATATCACTATATACAATACTAAGTGCACAACCCACTACAGTATATGTTGGTACTGTCACCAACAAAGTTAAAATGGGTCCTTTAACAGGTAATAAAAATTTAGCATTTGGTATCAAAAATATTGCTGAAGAAGCAATTCTAGATAAAGGACATGATCTAAATAATGATAGCTCAGCTTTTAGATTAGATTTAGAAATTATATATTTTGATATACAACAAACAGCTACAGGTGTAAGTGTATTTCATAAAACAGAAAATGAAACAATAATTAGAATAAAAGGTATTCTTTATACAAATGATAAAAAGCCTAAAGAATATATCGCAACAGGTAAGAGTTCTGAAATATCTACCTCAACTATGATAATTGATGAAGGTGGTGGTTTTAATCAAGCGTCAGCACGTTCTGCACTTAAAAAAACCATTATTAACCTAATCGATAAACTACTATGAAAAAATTATTATTAGCAATTTCGCTTTTAATTAGTTTCGCCTCTTATTCTCAAACACCTCAAATTGGACACTTCCAGACTCTTGCTACTGTAAGAAGAGGTGATACATTAGATGTTGCTTGGTATTACAGACCAGGTACTTCCGATGTTCGTACTTTCCAGGTTGACTGGCAGTATAAAAAAACATTATTAACTTATATCTCAACTACAGTTGATGCTGCTGTTAATGGAATGACTCCATCAGTAAGTTATAAAACTTGGGATAACTACAAGTATAATACCTACTCAAATGGTACTTATACTTACACTTCAAATACAGATTGGACTGTAGGACGTAACTATTTAGTATTGTCAAGTGGATCTACTATTGGATCTAATGGTTATATTATCCATAACAAGTATAAGATTAACGCTGTAGCTCCAAACTACGTATCAGATACAATTACTGTGAACTGGGCTCGTATGTTTGATGTTAATGGTGCTACAATTGGTGATAATGTAGCTCAACTTACAAACCAAAGATTAGCTATTAAATTATTAGGTAACTTAACATTATCAGGTAAAGTATGGTTAGGTCCTCAAATGACATTAAAGCCTGTTATTTGGTGTTATCAAGCTAATAACAACACATTTATTGACTCAGTAACTGTAAATACAGACGGTACTTATACCTTAGATAATATTGATGAAAACACAAGGTATAAGTTAGAAGTTAGATTCCCATCTCCATTATCTACTATTAGAGATCAAGCTGTAACAATAGCTGACGCTGTTAAAACTTATGATGAATATACTAACACAGATGTTAACCAAGTGTTTCCAAGAACATACTTAAGAAATGGGTTAGCATATTTGATTGCTGATGTTAATAAAACAGGAGCATTAGATGGTGGTGATGCCTATTCAATTTATGCCTCAGTGTCAGGTTTAAAACCAATTGATACTACTAAGTTAATTAATGTATTCACTAAAAATACTTATGATTCATTAGCATTAGGTGTAAACCAATGGAACGATTGGTCTGGACATATTAATGGTGTAACTCACATCTTTGATAGTGTAGGTACAGTTAACTTAACAGGTGTAGATATTAAATACTTTATCTTAGGTGATGTTGATAGAACACATTCATCTCCAGTATATGATGCGGGTGGTGCTTTAGTAGCTAGACCAAATTATATTGGTAATTTAGATATTAATATTCCAAATGTAACTGCTCCAACTGGTCAAGCAATGTATGCTAACTTTAATATTAACACAAATGGTTTAAAGAATGATGGCTTACAGTTTGAAATGAGATATGATCCAACTAAAGTAAAATTTGAAGAAATTATTTCAAATATTCAAGGACCATGGTTACAATATTTAACACATGATGATGCTAATGGTATTATTCGTTTTGGTGGAATGAATAACCAAATATTAGGTTCATTAGTTGGTAATGTTACCCCATTTAGACTAAAGTTCTCTCCAATTGGTACTAACGACATTATGACTAATGTATATGTTAGAAGTTTAATGGATGCCGCTGATAAAAATGGAGATCATTTCAATATTAATTTACAGTCTGATTATGTAGTATTAGCTACAAGACAAGCATTAATACCAACTCCAGAAGGTGAAATTACAGCTACAATTCGTCCAAATCCAACTAGTGGTTTCTTTGAATTAGTAGTAGTATTCCCTAAAGAAAATATGACTTCATTAGCTACAGTTTACGATATCCAAGGTCGCAAAATAAAAGATATAGGTAGATTAGTAAGTGATCAATATGTAACAACAGTAGTTAGACAAGTTGATTTAACATCAGCTGCTAATGGGCGTTATTTATTAGTGTTAGATAATGAAAATCAAAAGCGTTTAGCAAAACAATTTGTTAAAATTTAAAATTAAATAGTATGTCAGAAGAAACAAATGTACAAGACCACAATGACGGAACATGGTCAGGTCTTAAGAAAACAATTATTGGAACACTTAGCACAGCTGTATTAGGCGCTGGAACTTGGGTTACCACTACATTTTTTGGTGACCATAGTGAGGACAAAGAAGAAGCTAAAACAGAACAAGCTGCTCCTGTTCAACCAACTATTGTTATTAACAACACTCAACAGCAACAACAAGCTGCTGGTGGTGGAACAAAAGTAATTGAGCGTGTAGTTGAAAAACCAGCTGCTCAACCAGCTCCTGCTCCAAAACCAAAGCCGTTTTCAGAAGAACCAAAATGGTAACCCCTTAACAATTAAAAATAAATACTATGGGATGGTTTAAAACGTTGTTTGATGACAACAACACAATCAATGAAAAATCAGTTATTGGATTTATAGCATTCTTTATGATGGTAATTGCTTTAGGCGTTGACATTGTAACTGGATTTGCTGGTAAAGAATTTGTTATTAATGAGTTTATCTTTGATGGCTTCATGGTGATTGTCTTAGGTTCATTTGGTATTGGATCTATTGACAAATTTATCAATGCTAAAAAAGGTAATAAATCAGAAGAAACTCCAACTGAAGAGTAATTTAAGAGCGCCTAGGTTTTCCTAGGCGCACCTTAAAATTTATTGTAATGGAAAAAAAATCAAATATGGTTAAAGCTGTTATAGGTATAATAACATATGTTGTACTAATGTTTTTGTTAGCCCAAAAAGCTACAGCTCAAGTAGTAGGTAAAACAGTAACTGAAGATTATAAAGCGTCATTTGAGAAGAAATCTAATATTGATAGTTTACTTGAGTATGATGGTCCTAAGATTCCTATTCAAATTTTAAGTTTAGGTATTAGTGAAGAGGTATATGCAATGTATCCTGAATTAAAGGATAAACGTGTTGGATTAGGTGTTACTAATATTGTGGTTGAATTTTTAGAAGAAACTAATCACTTTACCTTTACTGAAGATAAAACTGAAATTAAAAACAGAATGGTAAAGCAATTCCAAGCATCACAATCTGGAATTACTGAAGATAAATTAGATGGTAGAGGTAAAATACGTTTAGCCCACTACTTTGCTTATATCGAATGCTATGATTTCTCAGTTTCAGAAGACGAAACAGTAAACATGAAAGACGGAGTTAAAAACACCGTTGTAACTCGTTTAGGTTTACAAGTTAAATTTGTTAATGCTGAAACAGGTGAATATTTCACTGGTTCAGGTTTAGGTGAAGCTAAAACAGTTAGAGAATTAACATTAATGAATGATGATAACTTTAGTGAAGTTAAATTCAACCAATCAACTATAGGTACATCCACTAAAAAAGCATTGGAAATAGCTGCTGGTAAGATATTACTCCGTATGCATAAGAAAGGTATATTTAAAATGCAATAATGAAAAAAATATTATTAATTTTATTATTACTCCCAACAATATTATTTGCACAAGATGCAAAAAATAGAGAAATGCAAATGCAGGTAAATAACCTACAACCAGCTCCACCTCCACCCCCACCAGGACCTAAAGGTTCAGTTGTTAAAACAAATGCCTTCTTAACGTCATCTGATTTTGTATTCTTACAAAAACCAACTTATGTAGGTGGGTGGCTACAAGCAGTGTCTTTGGGGTGGGGTAAATCATCTATTAATGGAATTTACTCATATGGTGGAAATGGCTTTGTATCAACAGATGGTTCTCAATTAGGTATTTCTGGGTTTGTATCTAAAGGTAATAACAATTTATTTTTATCTTATGTTGAATTAGCTAAGAGTAGAACAACAACACTTACTTATGCTAAATTATATAAAGGTAAATGGAATAAAGGATTCGGTATTAACTTATCATCATCATTTAATCAAGTTATAGAATCAGATTCATTACCACCAATGCATATAGTAGCACCTTCAATGATATTGTTTATTAACAGAATGTATAGTGCAGGTAAATTTACAATAACACCTGATTTATTATTAAGTTATTCTCATATGTACTGGGATAAAGGTAAAGGAACACAAACAACTGATCCAACATTTAATGCATTAGTAGGTACATCATTTGGATATAAGATTAGTAAACGATTTATATTATTAGTTGCTTATAGAGGTAATATTAACACAAATCCAAAATTTGGATTAATGAATAACATTTCAATAGGAAATAAATTTAATTTTTAAAATGGCACGTTCTAAAAAGAAACACTACAACATGAAGAGCATTAAAGCTGGTCGTAAAACAGCTGCTCGCATAAAGGCAAATCATAAGGTTTTAAAATCATTAAACTAAAATTTGATGATTGAGAAAGTTAAAAACATACTTAAGTATATTGCTTATTATATGTCTCAGTTGGAAAGCTGAGGCACAGACACTTACTCATCAGTTTGTAGATCCCTGCACTGGTCAGGTAACTTACTTTTCAGTACCTGCTACTGGTACAACAATATTCTTCTTAAGTCAATCAAGACAGTTTACATCAGCGGATGTAACATCAGGTGCATTTGCTGCTTGGGTTAATCAAGTTTATGCTGATTATCGTAGAGTAGCTCCTTGTGGTCAACAACAAGGACAAGTAACACAAAATCAAATCACAGCTCAAATTGTAAGTAACACAGTTCAAAGTGTAGTAGGTAGTATTATGAGTCAAGCTCAATCAGCTGCCTCAAGCACTATTACAGGTGTTGCTACCTCAGCTTCAACATCAAATGCTTCATCTGCTGGGGGAAGTGACGCAGCAACTAAAAACAACAAAGATGGAGATAATAAAACTAAAAAAGATGAAAACAACAATAGCAACCAAAATTCAAATAGTCCTTCAAGCGGTGGAGGAAACAATCAAAATAGTGGGGGTAATGGTAGTGCTGGCGGGGGCAATAATAGTGGCGGTAATGAAGGGAATAGTCAAGGAACTACTAAAACTGAGACCAAAACTGAACAAAAAGGAGAAGAAGTAGCAGCTACAACTACAATGAATGTAGATCAACAAAATCAAAATGATTCTAAAGACGACAATGGTGGTGGAGGAGGGGGAGGAGGTAAAGGTGGTAAAAATGGAGGCAAAGGTGGAACAACTAACCCTCTGATAGTATCATCTGACTTTACAACAGCTCAAAATCTAGATAAGTCATTTACCCCAATACTTAATTTAAGTATGAATCAGTCATCAATGACTGGAATGTCAAGTTGGGGATTAACATCAATGATATGGTTTAATTTTAAACAATTTGCTTTATCAGGTAAATACACTAAAATTAACTTTAGTAAAAACGGTAAGTTAAAATGGGTACATAATATTAATTTAACAGGTGTTTATTCATACGGTAATATAATTGGGTTTGTTGGTTATAGTGGAATATTAAATGCTGGTAAATGGGGTGTGACTGGTTTTAATACTAGTATAGCTATGACTAAAATAAATGGTGAACAGAAAAACACATTTATATCTCCATCATTAACAGCGTTTTATACTAAACCATTTAAAGCAAGTAAACGTTTAACTATATCTCCTGAGTTATATATTATATCTACTCCATTATTATATTCAACAGTAGAGAAAATAACAACAACAGATAGAACATTCAGTGCATTTATAGGTAGTGGGTTTGATTATCAACTAACAAGACGCTTTAAATTTAATATGAATTATAAAGCAAATTTGTCTACCAACCCTGATTTTCCTATCTTATCATTCTTCCTAATTGGTAGTAAGATTAATCTATGAGGTTATTACTTATCATATTATTATTTCCATTTATAGTAATGGGACAGTCTATAACTGCTCCACCAGGTAGAACTTATCAAGTTAGTTTAAGTGGACAAGATGCTAGTGGATTTGTAATTAGTGGATTTGGCTCACAAGTATTACTAACATCAATTGGATTTGTTAACCCACCAGCTGGAACTACATTCAGTTTAACTACAACTACTGGGTTGTCATTTGCTACAGGTTATAATTCATGGGTGAATCAAACACGTTTAAGTTTTACAGGAACACAAGCCAATGTAAATAATGCTTTAGCTTCATTAAAAGTAAATACTGGTTCTACTTTAGGTAATGTTCAAATATCAATATCAACTACAGTTAATCCAGCTGGTTATTATTATAATGCTGTTAATGGTCACTTTTATTTACCTGTATCAACAGGTCAAACGTATACAACAGCTAGATCATTAGCCATTCAACAAACATTTAAAGGACAAACAGGATATTTAGTGACAGTTACTTCATCAAATGAAGAAAATTTTATATTTTCAAACGTACCACAAAGTAATATTTGGATTGCTTTAAGTGATGAAGTAACAGAAGGATATTGGAGAGTAGATGCTGGACCTGAAGCAGGTACTTTAATTAAAACAGCTAATGGACAACTGACAGGTAATATAGCAGGTCAATATAATAATTGGTGTGGAGGTGAACCTAATAATTCTGGTAATGAAGATTATGCTGTAACAAAATGGGGAGGAGGTAGTTGTTGGAATGATTTGCCTAATAATTTTAGTTGTGCTTATATAGTTGAATTTGGTACTTGGTCTAACCCAGCTGATGCTACATTTACTGATTTCTACACTGCTAATACTACTAATACAGTTGCAATAACCAATCTATTATCAGGTACAGTTACCATACCAGCAGGATTAAGCTCAAGACCATTACTTACACTTTATAGAGTAGTGAATGGCGTTGATCAACTTGTAGACTATAAGACAGTAGCTACAAACGGTACTTATACTTTTACATTACCAAACCAAAACTCAACATATAAATTAGTACCATCATTAACAATGCAAGGTGTGACATCAGCTGATTTTAATTTAGTATGGGGTGAGGTACAAAATGAAAGTACTCCACCTGTAACAGCTGTAGGTCTAGTAATGACAGGTACTAAACAATGGAAGGCAGCTGATGTTAATGAAAATGGTATACTTGATTTAGGTGATGCTTATTTAATTGCTACTCATAATAGTGGATATAGATTAATAAATAAAGTATTATGGTTTACAGCTACTAACTATGATTTAATAACTAGAACTAATTTCGCTACAACCAATCCAGTTACATTCTTCACTATCAATGTAGTCACAAGTGATGTTATTCAAAATATCAAATATTGTATACTTGGTGATGTGAACCTGTCTCATTCCTCAAATTAGGTAACCCAAGTTTTTTTTCTTAAATTAATGTTATGTATAGGGTAAAACAATTTTTTAGACGCATCTATAATTTATATCGTTGGTTTCCAATTATATGGAAAGACCAGGATTGGGATGACCATTACATTTTTGAAATACTTAAGTTCAAATTAAAAAATCAAGCTGAGTATATTGGTTATCATGACAGATATATTAATGCTAAACGTGATGCTGAAATAATGATGTTATGTGTTCGTTTGATTGAAAAAATACAAGACGAATACTACGGTACTGAATACTTTAGTTATCATGAATCAGAGTATAAATGGATAGATAGTAAGGACCATCCAGGAATGTATGAGATGAAAATAGAACAAAAATCAGAACATTTTGATGAATATTTTAAAAAATATCCTTTAATATATAGAATGGTTCCTGATTTAAACGCTCCTAAAGATAGAATTGCTTTTGAAATAGCTAAAATAAATGAAGAACGAGCACATAAATTATTATTTAAAATACTAGAACAAAACATTAGAAGATGGTGGGATTAATTATTATAATAGTGTTTGGGTGGTTATCTTTTGAAATATGGAGAGCACCTCAATTGGATAATGATGGTAATGTTATTAAACCAACTAAAAAATTTAAAGATATATTCAAATGGTGACAGGAATAATCATTACACTTATAGTAGTTATACCAATATCAATTCTTTGGGTTCGAGGAATTGATAATATGAAAAAAAATCATCCTGATTATAAAGGTGGAGATTTTTTAGATTGGGATGATAATAAGAATCATACTGAAGGAAATTTTTGACCTCAATAATATATTAATATTTATATTATGGAACCAGTTTATCCTAAAGATAATGGTAGTATAGAACGTGCCCGAGAAGCATTTCGTAAGAAAGTAGCTAATTGGAATTGGAACACAGTTGATGAAAATGATTATCAAGGTAAACCAAGAGGACGTAAACCAAAAATTAAAGAAAAACCCAAAGCTAAACCTAGAACAAAAAGCGAACAACAAGTTATAAGTAAATTTTTTAATTATGATTAAATTCATTAACAAGTATAAACAAGCATTCACAGTTGTAGGAGCATTATCAGTATTAACTGTTTGTTATTTACAACAAAAAGAATTAGCTACTTTAAGAGTAGAAACTAAATCTAAACAATGGACTATTGATTCACTTAATAATGAAATGTTTGTGAAAGATATTCAAATTGGTTCATATGAGGTTATGTGGGGGAAAATAAAAGAAATTCATCCTAAAACTGCTGAACAAGTTGATCTCGAGGTGGAATAAAATAAAATTAATTATTGGTTTTATTATATTAGGTGTAGTGTTTTATTACATTGCTGAATCTTTTAAACTATTAATGTACAACCAATGAAAAAGATATTATTAGTATTATTTTTAAGTTTGTCTACTTTAAGTTATGGACAAACAAAAACATTAGATTCATTTGTTAATGAATGGTTAGGTGCTCCTTATCGTTTAGGAGGTAATTCTAAAACAGGAATTGATTGTTCACAATTTACTAAACGTTTATATAAAGAAGTTTATAATGAACAATTAGAAAATGTAGCTTGGAGACAATGGAATCAAACTAAACGAATATTAAAAGCAGGATTAGAAATAGGTGATATTGTATTTTTTAACAGCAAATTATCACCATCAGGATGGCATTGTGGAATATATATTGGTAATAATAAATTTGTTCATGCTTCAAATAGAAGAGAAGGAGTGATCATAAGTGATCTGAATAGTTATCCTTATAACAGAAGTTATAAGGGTGCTGGAAGACTTTAGTATATTTAAATAAAATAAGGTTATGAATATTGTCTATGACATTAATTCCGAGACAGGAATAATGAGGCTTAAGTTTAAGGATAACTTACTTAAATCATTAGATAGGGATAATAGAGAGGCGTTTGATAAGTATCTATTACCTTTATTAGCTATGAATGATAAGTTTGTTTTAACTGGTAGTTTATCACTTAAATTACTTGGTTTTGAACCATTAGATAAAGTAGGTGACTTTGACATTGGGTTAACATCAGCATTTACTGAAGAGGAGTTTACTACAGTTAAAAATTTCTTTGGTTTCTTTACATCATATGGAGAAAAATATGGTCATGAATCAGATAAAAAAGAATTTGATCCAAATGCTCATTTATGGCAGTTTGGTAAACATTGGGAAGTTAATGTAGATGATACATTTAATAGAACAGCTGAAATTAAAATAGATATATTCAATGATGAAATGATTAGAAAAAAAGACATTATTGAAATATGGTATGATGATTTTCCAATTCGTTTAATTCATCCAAGTGTTACTTACAGTTATAGAATGAGATATGCTCTAGATCAGAGAGGTTCTACAACATACAAATATTGGGAGCGTATGAGTGAGTTTATGAGAAATGCTAAGGAGTACTATCTCAAAATTAGAGCCATTTATAAAATGATAGCTCGTATTCATGAACATAATGCTAATGTTGAGGGTAATAAAGATAAAATAGCTAAAATAAGAGAGTTGGCTGATAGAAGAGCATATAATATGGAAAACTTTTTTGAAAAAGTATTTAATGAAACACTTGATCCATTCACTTTAACAATGGAAAAAGAACATGAGAATTTCACTAAACAATTAAGCAAAACAAAAATATGAACAAAGTAGAATTATTAGGTTATTATGGCTCAGATTTAGTTCATGCTCAATCAGCTTGGACATCAACATCTAGAGACATAACTGATGATAAGAAAGCTAGAGTAGGTAAGTTACTTAAGATGTTAGCGAGTGAGGGTCATCATACTCCATTTGAAAAATCATCATTACATTTTCTAGTAACAGTAGAACAAGCAACACATATTCATCTAATCAAACACCGTATTGGTGTTTCAGTTAATGGTGAATCTGCTCGTTATAAAGAATTGAAGGAAGATAAATACTATATTCCTGAGGATTGGAAAAATAATATAAGAGTTAATAATATTGCTGGACTCGATGATGATTGGTATTTTGAAGACTGGGCTGCGGCTTTAGAAAAATTTACTAAGCTTGGAAATCAATTATACCATAATGCATTAGAAGATCTAACACCAATACTAGGCCGTAAACGTGCTAAAGAATCAGCTCGCTTCTTTAAAACATTCAATAGTCAAATCACAATGGACGTAATGTTTAACTGGCGTTCATTTTATCATTTTCAACAGTTAAGAAATAGTGAACATGCTCAGCTTGAAGTAAGACAACTAGCTCAAGATATGCTTGATTTAGTTAAACAAATAGAAGGTAATCCATTTAAAGAAACAATTGAAGCATTTGAATTATGACAATAAAAAACCCACCAGTTATAAGTAAATTTGGTATCACAACTAAGTTTAAAGTTGAAGATAGATTCAAAAATCATCCATTACTAGAACAATATGATTTGAAAGTTATATTCAGTGGATGGTTTTCTAAAGAAGAGGCTAATGAAATTGAAAATGAGTTTTTACAAAGATATCCTAAAATTAAATATAATTTTACAGTCAATGGTCTTGATGAAATAGATGGTCATAGTGAGATGAGATACATTGATGAAGCAATTGTAAATAAAATAAGATTAGAATTGTATGACCTTAGAGGAGACAATACATTTAATTCAATTAAAGAACAAAAACAATTTGCAGTTAAACTGTACTTTGTACAATTTGTAAGAAAATGAAAACAGTAGTAATTGGAGATGTTCATGGACGTTCATTATGGAAATTGATTGTTAACCAAGAACAAGATGCTGATAGAATTATCTTTATAGGTGATTACTTTGATTCATTTGAAATATCAGGTGTAGAACAAATTCAAAACTTTAAAGAAATTATTGAATATAAAGAAAAATCAGGTAAAGAGGTTATTATGTTGATTGGTAATCATGATCATCATTATTTTCCTGAGGTGGGTTATACTGGTACTAGTGGTTATCAATCACGTATTGCTCCATCTATTAATCAAGTTATAGATGAAAATAGACAACATCTACAAATAGCTTATTCATTTGATGAATTTCTATTTGCACACGCAGGTGTTAGTCCAACATTTATGGATGGTGAATTTGGGGAGGAAGGATGGGTTGAAGATAATGTAGTAGAATTATTAAATGATCTATTTAAATATAAACCTAAATCGTTTGATTTTAATGGTACTGATCCTTATGGTGATAATACTTATCAAACACCACTTTGGATTAGACCTCGTTCATTAATGGCTGTTAATAAAAAACATGATAAAGGATTAAAGAAAAAATATATTCAAATAGTAGGTCATACTCAAGTTAAAAAACTTGATTTAGTTGGTTCTCAAAAAACAGCTGGTGGTAGATATTACTTAATTGATTGTCAAGAAACAACAGGTGAATATTTAATTATTAGTAATGGGGAACTTAGTGTTGGCCAAACAAGGTAAAAAGACTCGTAAGAAAAAAGAAAAAGAAAAACGAGACTGGTTTATTGTTATGAACTCTAAACTAGAGTACTTTTGTGGGATGGCTTACGGTGGACAATTGATATGGCTTGATGACTATAAGGAAGCGAAACCTTTGGACCATCCAAATAAATTTACTACCTTAAAATATCTCTGTTATGGAGAAGAACTAATAATGGATTATATATGAGTAAACATACATTGTGGATTGAAAAATACCGTCCTGATACATTAAAGGGTTATTTAGGAAATGAAGCATTCACTGAGTCATTAGGTGAGTGGATTGAAAAAAATAATTTTCCTAATTTATTACTCTATGGTTCACCAGGTACAGGTAAAACAACTGCTGCTAAATTAGTAGTTAAAAATATTAATTGTGACTTTTTATATTTAAATTGTTCTGATGAGAATGGTATTGATGTGATTAGAGATAAAGTAAAACAATTTGCTTCAGGTGCTACATTCAAACCACTTAAAGTGGTTATATTAGATGAAGCTGATTTCTTGACTATAAATGCTCAAGCTGCACTTAGAAACATTATTGAGACATTTAGTTTAAATACTAGGTTTATTTTTACTTGTAACTATGTAGAACGTATTATTGATGCTTTACAATCACGACTAACTAGTTTTCATTTAGCAACAGCTGATATTAAACTTGTAGCTAAACATTTAGTTGGTATACTTGATAATGAAGGTGTTAAATATGATAAGCAAGATATAGTTACTATTGTTAAAAAAACATATCCTGATTTAAGACGAGCAATTAATATACTACAAAGTAATTCAGTTAAAGGCAAGTTAACACTAAGTGAAGTAATAGATAGTAACTATATTGAACAAGTTATTGATGAACTTAAATCTAAAAAGAAAACAGCATTTAATAATATTAGACAGATCATAGCTAATAATAATATAAATGACTTCACTGGCTTATATAAATCATTATATGATCACTATTCATCTCCAGAATCAACAATAATTATAGAGGAATATATATTTCATTCAACTACTATACCTGATAAAGAAATATGTTTTATGGGTTGTGTAGCTAAACTTTTAAACATATAATATGAGTCAAGAAAAAATGCAATTAAACATCCCGTTAGAGAAAACAGTAACAATCACTAATGAGGCAGGTGAGCCTATTATTTTAGGTGAAGCTATTATTTTAAGAAAAGCCAATAAGTTTTTAGTTGGTACAACACAAGATGCTTTAGTACCCATTCCTGTATTTTATGATATTAAAACTCATAAAATTGCTTTAGATATGTTACCTCCGGAAATTAAAGATGAGTTTAAAGAAATTGGGTTTTCATTTAATAATTAAGGATGAATATTTTTGATTGGTTAAATGAAATAACATATCATAAACGTCCATGGGTTACATTCACGGATGAAGATAAGACTGAGTTCAATACTTATATGATTAATCGTTTTATAAGTATGAACTCAAGTTATATTGATGTTGTTAATTTAATTCAACGTTATCCAGATTGTCCTAAAAGAAAGGTATATCAATTCTATTGTGAGTTATTACCTAAACAAAAAGCATTCTTTAAGTATGTTAAAGCAAGTGCTAAGGATGATCCAGAAACAATTAAAGCAGTAGCTGAGTATTATCAATGTAGTACTCGTGAAGCAAAAGAATATATTAATATAGTAGATATAAATAATATTAAAAATGTGCTTAACTTGGGACAGTCAGGTACAAATAAAAAAAGGAGAAAAAAATCATGATTACATTTACATTAGGTGCTTTGGCTGCAGTAGCGGTTGGGGTACTGATTTGGCTTACAATTAGTGTTATTGGATCACTAAAAAGGGTCAAGTCATTAGAAGAAGAAAACATAATCCAATGGCGAGATATTGAAGAACGTTACAATTCAATTGAACGTAAATTAGATCAAGCTATAGACATTATCAATCGAAGAGTTGATGAAAACTATAGTTATACTGATTCACGATTCGATAAGTTCAATAATCATATTGAACGCAATTATGTCTCAAAAATAGATAAAAATAGTAACACAATCAGTTATAATAATTAATAATTAACTTGGCTGTCCCAATTAAGTCATTTAAATTTAAGTTATGCATATATCAGATTCAAAATCGTATCGCGAATACATGATGATGATGGAACGTGAACGAGAAACATTAATGGAACAAAGTCGTATGAAACACACTAAAGACAATATCACAAATCAAGTGATTGAAGATTTAAAAGCTAGAGCTGAACGTGGTTATAAAAAATATAACACAACATTAGGTGAGAATAATAATCAAAATATGTTACAACACGCCTATGAGGAAGCATTAGATTTTGCTCAATATCTTAAAAAAGAAATTACCACATTAAACACCATTCAGGATATGGTTAAACAATATTCTAATGATCAAGAATTAGGAGAAATAATACGAAAAAAATATAGTTAATTTAATACTTTTATATATTTATGATTATATAAATCACTTATATGAAGGTAAAGAATAATAATTTTATAGTTTATATTCACATAAGACCTGACACAAATGAACCTTTTTATGTTGGAGAAGGTAGACCTCAACGTAGAAATAATAAACGTGGTAGAAATCAATATTGGTGGAATATAGTTAATAAAAATAGGGGAGTATTTGAATCTAAAATATTATTTGATGGGTTAACTAAAGAACAATCTTTATTAAAAGAAAAAGAAGTATCTTTAGATTTATTAAATAAAGGATATATATTGACTAATATAGCTGAGTGTGGAATAATAGGAGGAATGACTAATAGAGTACATACTTTAGAAAGTATAGAAAAAATGAAAAAATCTAAACATACCCCTGAATCAAGAGAAAAAATTCGACAGAGTCGATTAGGTAAAAAAGATTCATTATCAACTTTTAATAAAAAAAGTAAAATACATAAAGGAAAATCATGTTCTGAACTAACAAAACAAAAAATAAGTCAAGCTAATAAAGGAAGAAAAATTACTTGGAATTTAAAAGGAATTAAAAAAGATGGTAGTAAAAGATACATTCCTATTTTACAATATGACTTACAGGATAATTTTATAAAAGAATGGAGCAGTATTAAAGAAGCTACTTTATATTTTAATTCTGAAAAATACAATTCTACTAGAGTAAGTATATCACTTTGTTGTAAAGGAAAATACAAAACAGCAATAGGTTTTAAATGGAAATATAAAAATGGCAAAAAGTAAATTAACAGAGATTGAACTTAAAATAAAAACACATCAACTTAAAGAAGTTGATTATAGGTATCAAAATACTGTATCTTATAGTCAATATAGTGTTTACAGACGTTGCCCACATCAATGGTATTTAGCCTATGTTAAGAATTTAGCTCCATATTCAGCCTCAATTCATACTATATTTGGAACCGCTATTCATGAAACAATGCAGCATTATCTTAAGGTAATGTATGAGCAAAGTGGTGCGGCCGCTGATAGAGAAGATATAGTAGGAATGTTTAATGAACGTTTTAGAGCAGTTTATAAAGAACAATTTGAAGCATCTAAACAACATTTCTCTAATCCAGATGAGATGAGAGAGTTTTATGAGGATGGAGTTAATATACTTGAGTGGTTTAAAAAACATCGTGGTCAATTTTTTACCACTCGTAACACAGTATTATTAGGTATTGAAATGCCTTTGATGGTTGGTTTATCTAAAAATGTATTTCTAAAAGGATATATTGACTTTGTTTTATATGATAAGGATTTAGATAAAGTTTATATCTATGATATTAAAACATCTAGATCAGGATGGAGAGATAAAGATAAAAAAGATGATATTAAGTTAGCTCAAATATTGCTTTATAAAGAATATTTTGCTAAACAATATAATATTGATGTTGATAAAATTGAAGTTGAGTTTTTTATATTGAAAAGAAAGATATGGGACAATGATGCGTTTGCTATACCTTACATTACCTCATTTAGACCAGCTAGTGGTAAAATTAAACGTAAACAAGCAGCTGAGAAATTTAGTATGTTTTTAAATGAATGTTTTGATAATGATGGTAAACATGTAATTAAAGAATATTCTAAAATAGTAAGTAAAGATAGTTGTACTTATTGCCCATTTAATTCTAATAAAGAATTATGTGATAAAAATGTCGCTTTGTAATCTCCGTATATATTTATATATATAAAATATAATATATGGCGGACAAAAGTAAATTAACTAGTGTTAAGGTTAATGAAGAATTATTTGAAGAATTTAAAGTATTATGTGTTAGAACTAAGTTCTCACTACAAAAATTAGTTGATAGAAGTATTCATTCATATCTAACTGATGAAGACTATAGAAAACAACTTCATAATCATACAAACTTATCATTAACAGGTAGTAAATCTTAAAAAATTATTTAATCACGTTATGAAAGAAAGTTACGTTCCACAAGCGCAAAGGAAAAAAATCTTATTGTTGTGTGATGATATCAGAATGACATCTGGTATATCAACAATGGCTAGAGAAATTGTACTAGGTACAGCACATCACTACAATTGGGTTAACATTGGAGGTGCTATTAACCATCCAGACCAAGGTAAGCGTTTTGATTTAAATGCTGATACTAATAAACATGCTGGTATTGATGATGCTAATATTATTCTATATCCAATAAGTGGATATGGGGATGCTCAGTACATTAGACAAATGTTAGATTTTGAAAAACCAGATGCTTTAATGATGTTTACAGATCCAAGATATTGGATTTGGTTATTTCAAATTGAAAATGAAATTAGGAGAAGAATACCTATTATTTACCTTAACATTTGGGATGATTATCCAGCTCCATTATATAATGAACCATATTATGAGTCATGTGATGGGTTAATGGCTATATCAAAACAAACACTTAATATAAATAAAATAGTATTAGGTGATAAAGCTAAAAATAAAGTGTTAAGTTATGTACCACATGGTATTAATGAAAAACATTTTTTCCCAATTGAAGATACCTCTAAACTAGATGAAGTTAAGAAAAAATTATTTGGTGATAAACAATATGATTTTGTTTTAATGTTTAACTCTAGAAATATTAGACGTAAACAAATACCAGATACTATGGCTGCGTTTAAGGTATTTTTAGATAAATTACCTAAAGAAAAAGCTAATAAATGTGCTTTAGTATTACATACTCAAACTGTTGATGAACATGGTACAGATTTATATGCTGTAAAAGATATGTTATTTACTGAGGAACAATGCTCACAAATATATTTTTCAGATGTAAGAATACCAACTTCAGATCTTAATTTAGTTTATAATATTTCTGATGCTTGTATTTTATTAACATCAAATGAAGGATGGGGGTTATCACTCACTGAAGCAATGATGTGTGGTAAACCAATTATTGGTAATGTAACAGGTGGAATGCAAGACCAAATGCGTTTTGTAGATGAAAATGGCAAATGGATTGATTTTGATGCTGATTTTTGTTCTAATCATTTCGGTAAATACAAACAGTGTGGTGATTGGACTATACCAGTATTTCCAAGTAATATAAGTATTCAAGGTTCTGTTCCAACACCTTATATCTATGATGACAGAGCTGACTTTAGAGATGCAGCTGATGCTATTATGAAGATGTACGAAATGGGAGATGAAGAACGTAAACGTAGAGGAAAATTAGCTCGTGAGTGGGTAACATCAGATGAATCAATGATGTCAGCTGAAAACATGAGTAGAAATGTTATAAAGCATATTAATGAAGTTTTGGCTAACTGGAAACCAAGACATAAATTTGAGTTAATTAAAACTGAACCACTTAAAAGAAAACATATTCGTCACAAATTAGTTTATTGATAAGTTATGAAACCATTAGTAGTTATAAGTTGCCCTCTTGAAACAATGTCAGGGTATGGTGCTAGATCTAGAGACATAGTTAAAGCACTTTTGAAATATGACAAATATGATGTTAAAGTTATTTCTCAACGTTGGGGTAACACAGCTTGGAATGCTTTAGATCCTAATAAAACTGAAGACAAACAGTTATTAGATTTAATTTGGCGCCAACCTCAATTACCTAAACAACCTGATGTTTGGATTCAAATTACAGTACCAAATGAGTTTCAACCAATTGGTAAATGTAATATTGGTATCACAGCAGGTATTGAAACAACAGTATGTGATCCAACATGGATTGAAGGTATTAATAGAATGGATTTAACTTTAGTATCATCAAATCATGCTAAACAAGTATTTGAACAATCTGTTTTTGAGAAGAAAGATAAAAACAGTCAACAATTAGTAGGTGTTATTAAATTAGAAAAACCAGTTGATGTATTATTTGAGGGAGCTGATTTAAATAAATATTTTGCTATTAATAATGATGAGTTAGAAGAAACAGATTTAGTTTTAGCTTTAGATGAAATTGAAGAAAGTTTTTGTTTCTTATTTGTAGGCCACTGGTTGCAAGGTGATATAGGTGAAGATAGAAAAAATGTTGGTTATATGATTAAATCATTCTTAGAAACATTTAAGAATAAAAAAGGAATTAAACCAGCACTTATTTTAAAAACAGCTCAAGTAACTAACTCTATAATGGATAGAGATGAAGTACTTAAAAAGATTGATGCTATTAAAAATACTGTTAAAGGTGATTTACCAAACATTTATTTGTTACATGGTGATTTAGATGATAAGGATATAAATGACTTATATAACCATGATAAAATAAAAGCAATGGTGTCATTAACTAAAGGTGAAGGATTTGGAAGACCATTACTTGAATTTAGTTTATCTAAAAAACCTATTATTGCTAGTAACTGGAGTGGACATATTGATTTCTTACATCCAGAATATAATATTTTAGTGAATGGTACTTTAACTCCAGTTCATAAGTCAGCTCAAGCTAAAAATATGATATTAGCTGAGTCAAGTTGGTTCACTCCTAATGATGGTGAAGTTGCTGATGCTTATAAATCAGTTTATAATGATTATGATAAGTATTTAGAAAAAGCTAAACGTCAAGCTCATTTTGCTAAAACAAATTACTCATTTGATAAAATGGCTGAGATATTAAATAATATCTTTGAAACTAGAGTACCTAAACAAGTTGAGCTTAAATTACCAGCATTAAAAAAATTAGGTTCAGTTACTGAAGCACCTAAAATTAGTTTGCCTAAACTTAAAAAATTAGATTAATGACAAGTAGAGATTTTGTTATTTGGTTAAAAGGTTTTTCTACAGCGGCTAATTCTTATAACATTACTCCTAAACAATGGGATGAAATAAAAGATAAATTAGATATAGTTGAAGACACACCTCAAATAAAACCAACCCCTACTTGTATTCAAACCCCACAACCAGAAGAAAGTAAAATATTTTAATTATGGAAGATAAATTAGTAATTTGTTCTCATTGTAATTCAGACGCATGTTATGAATATAAACCACAAGGTATATCTGTTTGGAGTTGTATGAGTTGCGGATATATGACTAATGAATTAATGACTGAAGGTAGTCAATTAATGACTGAAACAGAAGAAGTAATGCCTGAACTATATAAAGATATTAAATTTATAGATGATCAAAAACGAGTTTGGTATCCAACAGTCATCAATATACCTGATAAAGGTACTGTGTTTGCAAATGGTACTAGTAAAGATAATTGGGGATGGGCAGGTATTAAATCAATTGAAACAACAGAAGAAGAAAAACAAAAACTTAAAGGTGCCACTCATAAATCAGATCCTAAAACATTAATGATGTTTAGTAAGGAACAATTTGATGAGGCATGTCATTATGTGGGTCTTATATAAAGTCCTCCTTTGGTTCACATGGGGATATTTATTATAAATAATTAAATGCCTAAATATAAAAACCAATTAGGATCTATAGAAAAAGAATGTCTGTATTGTAATAAAATATTTAAATCATATAAATCAGATAATAGGATTTTTTGTTCAAGAACATGTTTTAATGTAGGAAAAAATAAAACTAAGTTAAAACAACCTCGATCTAATGAAATAAAAAATAAAATATCTAAAAAACTAAAAGGAAGAAAAATATCTAAAAAACAAGCTAGAGAACATGGTATTAGAATGAGAACAAGATTTGGAGAATTAGGTATAAAAGGAAAATTTAAACCTAATTTTAACCCTAAAGCTTGTCAAATAATAGAAGAATATGGTAAACAACATGGTTATAATTTCCAACATGCGTTAAATGGAGGAGAATATTATATTAAAGAATTAGGTTATTGGGTTGATGGTTATGATAAAAATAAAAACATAGTTATAGAATATTATGAGTTACATCATAGAAAAACAAAAATAAAAAACAAGGATAAAAAAAGAAAACAAGAAATTATCAAATTATTAAATTGTAAATTTATAGAGTTATGGGAACATCAATATCATTCGCAGTGACTTGCCACAATGAGCATATTGAATTAGAACGTTTATTAGATCAACTAGTAAAAATTCTTAAACCAGGAGATGAAATAATGCTCCAATTAGATTCAACAGCTACATCTGAAGTAAAAAAAGTAGCTGATAAATACAATATTGGGTATAAATTTGAATATCATAGAATATACTCATCATTAAATAATGATTTTGCTACATTTAAAAACAATGTTAAAAATCATTGTACTCGAGATTGGATATTTTTTATTGATGCTGATGAGTACCTAAGTAAGGGTTTAGCTGAAAACATTCATGAGATATTAGAGACAAATAAGGGTCTAGTAGATCTAATCGCTGTACCTAGAATCAATACAGTAGAAGGATTAACTCGTGATCATATTGATAAATGGAGATGGTTTGTAGATGATAATGGATGGGTTAACTATCCAGATTATCAAACACGTGTCTGTGCTAATAAAAAAGATATTCAATGGAAAAATAAAGTACATGAGCGTCTTATGGGATGGAAAACAATAGCTAATCTACCTGAAGGATATGAATTAGTACATCCTAAAACAATTGAAAGACAAGAACGTCAAAATAAATTTTATGAGCAAATTTAAAGTAGGAGTTATAGGTAATGGGTTTGTAGGTGAATCTCAAGCATATGCTTTTTCACCTATAGCTGATGTTAAAATATTTGATATTAATCCTGTTAAAGCAACCCATACATTACTTGAGGTATTATCTCAAGATTTTATATTTGTAGCTTTACCAACACCAATGAAAGAAAATGGTGAACAAGATAATTCATACATTGAAAATTTCTTTAATAATATAGGTTTATATAATACAAACGCTATATTCATTTTAAAATCAACTGTATTACCAGGTACAACAAAGCAACTAATTGATAAACATAATTTTAATATAGTGTTTTGCCCTGAGTTTTTAACTGAAAAAACAGCTAAACTAGATATGTTAACTCAATCTAGAATAGTAATTGGAGGTGATACTCAACATACAGAAAAAGTATTAGAATTATTTAAAGCTCGTTTTGGACAAAAACACTATATATTAACTGACCCTACAACAGCTGAGTTTATTAAATATATGGCTAATACATTTTTAGCTGTTAAAGTATCTGTTGTGAATGAGTTTTATAGAATGTCTAAAGTATTAGGAGCTAATTGGAATGATGCTTTAGAAGGATTTGTTTCTGATCCTCGTATAGGTAACTCACATACTAACGTTCCAGGACATGATGGTAAGTTAGGATTTGGAGGTACTTGTTTTCCTAAAGATATTAATGCTTTAATTACAATGGGTAAAGAATTAGGTGTTGATATGAATACACTTGAGGCAGCTTGGAAAACAAATTTAGAAGTTAGACCAGAACAAGATTGGAAACATTTAGTTGGTAGAGCAATTACTCCTACACCAACCCCACATCAAAAATAATACAATGGTTATCTATGTTGATATAGATGAGACAATTTGTTTTTATGGTGAAAAAAGAGAATATCCTTTAGCAGAACCAAATCTAGAAAATATTAATAAAATAAATAAATTGTATGATGAAGGACATCATATAACTTATTGGACAGCTAGAGGAAGTGTTAGTGGTTTAGATTGGACAGACATAACTCGTGATCAATTAAATAAATGGGGATGTAAATATCATGAATTGAATGTTGGTAATAAACCTCCATATGATTTATTAATATGTGATAGAACAAAACGAATAGAAGAAATATAATATGTTTGTAAAAAATAATAATGAAGTTTATTTTATAGCTGAAGTAGGACAAAACCATAATGGTGATGTTGATATAGCTAAAAAATTAATTGATCAACTTAATCAATATCCATATGATGAAATAAGTGGAGATAGATTAAATAAGGTTAATGCTATTAAATTAACTAAAAGAGATTTAGATGAGGAATTATCTAAAGATGGAATGTTAGCTCCATATACTGGCAAACATTCATTTGGTAAAACATACGGGGAACATAGAGCATATTTAGAATTAAGTTATGAGCAACACGCTGAGTTAGGTAAGTATATTAAAAGTTTAGGTTTTGATTTTATTGAAACATTATGCTCACTTAAGACTTTAAAATTATTAGATATAG